TCAACTCTGTTTGCTGCCGCTTGCACCCTTTGGGAAATTCTGCGCTTCTACTACTACAAATACTTAAGAAACTGCTGCCTTCAGCGAGCTGAGAGGAGGTTTCGAGCTGAGTTTAGGCTTCGACCAGGTTCTAGTTGGAAGGAAACTGTGGTTGTCCTCATACAGAATTTTAGAAATCAGAAAAGCTATCTATAAGAAAACAAACAACTTAAGAGAGCCTCTTTGTATAAAATAGAGTAATGCTAAGTTATTGATACAATTGGAGTTATTTGGACTGTAAGTTAAACAATTGAAAGGACTTTAACTCCTTTAGACTCAATATGTAAGTTATTGAGGACATTGACTAACACCACAATTTGAACTATTTTTATAATATATTACGGTTTTTATCGATTTCAAACGAATAACCCTTGACAGGTTTTGAAACAAGGGTGAGGTGTATTTCATAATGGCACAGTTCAAAGACCATTCATTAGATTTAGAAGAGGCTAGAAGGGCTTATTGTATTGAACAGGCAATTGAAGTAGTTAGAGGGTCGTCAAATGTTGGTACGATTATATCGTATGCCCAGGATATAGAGAAGTTCTTGATTGGTAGACCGAATGTCAAACCTAAAGCTTGACGATTGGCTTTTAGAAGCCGCAAGTATTATGGCAAGAACTGGCTGTTCCTTGAGTTCGGCGGTTACTGAACTAGGTAGGATTGAGTCAGTTGAGAATTGCAATAAGATTTTACGCAGAGCCACCTTCCAAAGGGTCCTATTCGAGGAACGACATAGGTGGTATAGTGAGTTAGGAAGTAGTCCTAACTATAAAAAAGAGACCGCAATAGGGAAGTTATTGAGTTTGGCTGAGAAGTTAGAAGTTGAGGGTCGATTTGCTGATGCGGCAGAGGTAACATTTAAGGTTATGAAGGCTCAAGGATGGACCGGGCCAGAAAATACAGTTAACGTATTTGGAGATTTGAGCCAGAAAGATATAGATAGTATTAGAAAGAAGCTTTCTAAACCTTCAGAGATGAGACCGAATTGAGCGTAACTGTTAGTTTAACGGGTTCTATTAAGGCAACGGATTCAGTATCGGGCACAATTGCCCTTTCTAAGGTTCTAACTTCCTTAGCTACCGCCTCTACGGGATTCACTGAGGCTCAGTCGCTTTCCATTGGAGCTTCTCCAACTAGTATTACACTACCAGGTAGTCCAACTACCTTTTGTTATATTAAGAATCTACATGCCACTCAGACTGTTACAGTCACTTGGACTCCTAATGGCGGAGCGTCAAACGTAGTTTTGACCCTTCAACCGGGAGCTTTTATTTGTTTTGGAGAAGTAGCGCAAGGTTTATCTGGTATCACAGCATTAAGTGTTCAGGCGAGCGGGGCTTCAACACCAGTCGAATATGTCCTTGGATTCTAAAACCGAAGATGTACTGGCAAGGTTAAATAGATTACCTGAGGCCGAGCGTCTTGCTGTATTGGACGCTATGACTGAAAAGCGAAAGCAGAAAACTTTCGTTAAGTACTTTCAACCTTGGAGTGAGCAGGCTGATGCAATTAGGAAGTTTGACCGAACCAAAAAGATTTTCGGACTTCTTGGAGGCAATCGTAGCGGGAAAACTGTCCTTGGAGCATTTATCGCAGTGGCTTGGTGTCTTGGAAAAGAGTATTTCAAAGACGAACCATCCTGGGAATGGATTAAAGATTTACCTATCCCTGAACCTCCCAACAACGTCTGGGTTGTCGGAGTCACCAACAACGTTCTCCGTGACGTTATCTGGTATGAAAAGCTCCGACATGGAAAGGCTCACCCTCCTTTTCTACCAACTGACGGGTCTGTTCGAGACTGTAAAGATGGAGATTTCCAAATCTTTTTCGAGAATGGAAGTCTTCTTACAGGCAAATCAGCCGAAGCAGGGCGTGACAAGTTTCAAGGAGCTTCTATTGACTTGGTATGGCTTGACGAAGAATGCGAACAAGCAATCTTCGACGAGTGCTATCAGAGAACAATTGATTGTGCCGGACGAATTCTCCTTACACTTACACCTCTCACAGATATCAACTCCGGTGTCCGTACTCCGTGGGTTTTTGACCTCTATGAAGAGTTCCTTGCAGGAGACGACACTTTAGCTTTCTGTCAACTCTCAACCCTTAATAGCCCCTTCATTTCAGAAGACGAAAAGAAGAAAGCAATTGAGAAGTGGAGTGGCGACCCTGAAGAGGGTGCTAGACTATACGGAAAGTTCGTAAGACGTTCAGGACTTGTTTACCCCTGGTGGAATAAAGATAAACACGTTATCCGACCTTTTGCTATACCAAAGTTTTGGCAGCGAATTGTTTCAATCGACCCTGCCGCCACTGGAACCACCGCTGCAATCTGGATTGCTGTAGATGAACAAGGAAACTACTACGCATACAGAGAATACTACCGAAAAGACTTAATCGTAAGTGAACACGCAAAAGGTATACAAATGGCTTGTATGGGCGAGCCTGTTGACTATTGGCTGCTTGACCCTAAGTGGGGTAGTCAGCGCGGGGCCGAAAACCATAAAAATGGTGCCCAACTATATCGTGAAGCTAATATACCAGTGCGATTACCGGAAGTTGGCGAAGATTATGGACTGGCGGTCAGCAAGGAGTACATTTCCGCGACTGTTACCGCAGGAGCTAGGCATCCAAAGTTTTACGTGATGGGAGATTTGCCCAACTTCGTTCATGAAATAACTCATTATACATACGATACATTTGGTCGTGGAGAACAAAGGGGAATGTCGAAAGAGAAACCTCGTAAGCGAAATGACCATCTACTTAACGCAACTCAATATGCAATGTGTTTAAGACTTAAAGGCAGTAAGAAACGTTCAGCAGACATTTTTGGTAATATTGAAGAAGATAAAATTACCGCAGAACAAAGACGAAAAAATAATAGTTATACCTAAGGCCCATAATGAAAAAACTATTTAGTTTGGTTACTTCGCTACTTTTAGTAGTTATGCCTACCTTCGCTTCTCAAGAAGTAGACCGAACTAAAATGAGTAAGTCCCATCAGAATGCTTATGATGCGGCTTTAGCTTTATATGGGACCTCAGGAGATGTCACCCATTTCCTTTGCTCTACAACTGTAGTTGATGAACGTAAGACAATGAATTCTAGCGGCAAGCATGAGTATCTACTACTTACCGCTGGTCATTGTATTACAGGTGATGGTCTTCCGGATGACTTAGTGTTCGGTGTAAGGGACCAGATTGCTGAAGACAGTTCTAAACCGGACCTTCAGCCAGTTAGTGTTATTAAAGCTGAGAATGATGCAAAGTATGACTTTGCTATACTATACTTCTCAACCGCCAAACAGTACCCAGTTATCCAAATTGATTTTGACACTGTTCCTTCAATTGAAGACAAAGTTTATGATGTAAACTTTAGTCTCGGTATTGCCAAGCAAGTTGCTCTTGGTGTTGTAGCAACTAACATAATTGACACTCAAACCTCAGATGGAACTTGTGATATCTGCAAGGGCCGCTATATGGTTCACTTATTCGCTGGACCCGGAGCTAGTGGCTCTGCAATTATAAGTGAAAAGACTAATAAAGTTGTAGGTGTAGGTGAATTTGGCTTTCCAGGAACCACAACTGGTTTAGGTGTAGAGACCACAAAGGCCCTTAAAGAGTTCATTGAAGCCCCTGTAGTGAAGAATTTAAGCCCAAAAGACCAAAGCCTTCAAAGCAGGGTGGTATGGAATTAATCTTCTTACTATCTTTACTGCTATTAGTTTTGAGGGCTGTGGGTGACTTGGCACTTGTTATCATAGCTTTAGTAGCTTGTAGATTTGCCCATAGGTATATTCCTTCAGGTCCTTCTATTTATGAGCGTTTAAAAAGGGCTTACAAAGCTTATTAATCCACCAGAAAAGGGTCATCATGGAACCTAATGAAGGCAAATTAGTAGCCTACTTCGTTAGGCATGGAGAGACAGCAGGTAACGCAAAAGGTCTTTTTCGAGGGGCTTTAGATTTTCCTCTTAGTGAAAAGGGCCATAAAGATGCTGAAGCTCTCAAGGATTACTTTAGTAATATACAGCTTGGTACTGCTTATACTTCTGATACCGCAAGAGCTAAAACGACTGCTGAAACGGTACTTGACCCGAAAGGGATGACAGCAAGTGAATCACCGGATTTAAGGTCTTGGAATGTTGGATATTTAGCAGGATTACCTAAGTCAGAGCATCAAAAAGATATAGATTTCTTTCAGCACAATGAAAATACAGTAGTTCCTAATGGTGAGTCACTTCATCAGTTTAGAAAAAGAGTTCAACCAAGAATTAAGAACTCAATCTTAAAGGGAATACAAAATGGAATTCCTTCTATAACTTTTACGCATTCAAGTGTGGTACAAGAGGTATCACACATGCTTCATAGTGACCATAAAGCTCATAAAGTGAAACCGGGGGGAGTTATCGGTGTCTACCATAACGGAAACAAACTTACAATTAAAACCCTATTTAAATCAGCCAAGCCGGGTAAAATTGAACAGGGAATGTGAAGATACATACCATCGCTTCTATTCACTAGACCCATTTGGGGTGGAAGCAACTAAAGAAATTCTGATTGTTTCAATCTGCTCAAACTGCGGAAAAGCAATCGAGTATAGAACTAAAATATAAGGAGTATCATGGCTCAAACAGCATCTCAAGCTCTTTCTATTAATGTGGCCGCTGTCGCAGTTCTTCAAATTACGACTAAGACCTTACCTGATGCTACTGAATTCTCAGCTTATAGTCAACAGCTTCAGGCAGTTGGCGGTATTGCTCCTTACTTTTGGTCTATTGCTTCTGGGGCTTTACCTGCTGGTTTGTCATTCTCTCAAAATGGAGTTATTAACGGAATCCCAACGGCCTCTGGCCCATTCAATTTCGTTGTTCAAGTTCAGGATTCGGGGGCATAATTGCCTTCGATAGCTACGCAGTCTCTTAGTTTAAGGGTCATAAAACGACACCATCAACCTAAAAGACCTAGTTTAATTAAGTGGTTTTGTAAACAAATATCCGATATTATTCGGAATTCTTATAAAGGAAAATAAAAAATGGCTATTGCTGCTGTAAATCTTTCATATCTCGGTCAACCGTCTAGCCCTGCTCAGGGTCAGATTGTTAATAGTGGACTTGGTGGGCCACTTTCCGAAACTCTCACTGGAATTGGTACTGCTATACTTGACGGAGCTGCTACCTCTTTTACCTTAAACTGGATTGATGGTGTTCAGAAAATCTTCCAGCGTCCTCTGTCTATTATTCCTGTGCTTGCTGTTACTGCTCCAGCTACTATTGGTGGCGTAGCTAACCAAGCCGTTTATTCTGGTGTTGGCTCTTTTGGACAGTTTAGTAAGGGGCAGACTATCACTTTTGCGGGTTTCTCTAACGCAGGCAACAATGGCGCGTTTGTAATTAACGCCGTGTCATCTTCCTCTGTTACTGTAACTAACGCTTCTTCTGTTGCTGAATCAAATCCTCAAGCAACTGGAGCTGTTAGCTTTGGCGCAGTTCTTCCAGCTATTCCTCAGGTTGGGGCAAACTCTCGCGTCTTAGTAAGTGCGGCTAACGTAGCGGATACTGCTGCTGCGGCTACTACGGCTGTTATTAGTGCTGTTACTGCCACTGGTTGCACTGTCACTATTAACGCGGCTGGTACTGCTGCTCAGACCCTTTCAGTCCTTGTGACTCTTTATTCTGTGGTCTAATTTAAAAGGCATAGGAGAAAAACTAATATGCTTTTTAAAGGTGAATTTCCGGTCCTTGGACCAACATCTCAGATTCAGGAAAATGGGACACTAGCAAGTAATACTACGCTAGTGCTTAACTCATTTAAACCTACATCAAGAGAATTTGTTACTGTTACACAACTTGCTGCTGCCTCACTTGCTAATGAGTGGATTTATACTGCTCCTTGGGCTTGTCAGGTTGTAGCGGTTCGTTGTAACTTTACTGTAACTTCAACCTCTGGAACTCTTAATATTGTTAAGATTACTGGAGATACAATTGCTCCTTCAACGGCAGATAACGCTGGAACCGTTCGTAATATTGTTAGCGCTCCACTTTCTTTGAGTGGTGTTGCTAATACTCGCGTGAATGGTACTATGAATACTGCTTCTGGTAATCCTACCGTTCTTTCTGCTGGAGACCAATTGGCTTACCAACTTGCCGGGACTTTAACTGGCTTGGTTGGTTTGACCTTTCAGGTCGAGCTTGCTCAAATAGGTTAAAAGGAGAATTAATGCTTGCTACTGGTTACTTTTCTTCTGGATTTGCATTTGGTAATGTAGGCGGGTCATTTGTATGGTTCGTTGAAGTTAGTTATCAATTAGAAGATTCAAGTGCTAGTAAAACAGGTACAATTCCTATTACTTATCCTTCTGCTACTACAAAATTAGATACCATATTAGATTTAGCTAAAGCTGCTATTATCAATGATGCTTCTTCTAAGTATGGAGTAACCTTAGCAGTTGGCGATATTGCCTTCTTTTATTTAAATCAAACATTTAGATAATTTAAATATCGGGTAGTAAACTAGATTAACCCTACTTTCAGAGGAGCGTTTCGGGGTTAATTAAGATGTTCGCTATTCGTAACGCTCCCAAATTTTAAATATGATTACCTTACTTGCTTTCCTATACTTTAGCCTCTGTACCTTCGATAGCTGGATTACTCGAAAGAGACTTATTAAATATGGACCGCAAGTTGAAGGTAATGAAGTAATTAGGAATATAGCCACCACAAAGGGTCCCGAGGTAGCAACTTATATTGGGATAATTCTACCTTCCATTTTAATTACCTTGGTGTTAGTGGTACTTGATTGGCCGATAGTTCTGGGTGGATTAATAGGATATAGAATTAGGATGTTCGTTAATCAACTTCAGAGCTTACAGTTTGAAAAGGAAGCACGGCGGATTAAGGAGAATATTAATCGGAATTCCCAGGGTTGACGCCACCCTCCGCGTCCTAGCGTAAATCGCTACCCTCTCACCCTGGGAACTATTATAAGGAATAAAATGAGCTTATTTGGAAGACGAGACGCGGAAAAACTAGCGAATGAGGCCCTCGACCCCAATAAGGTTCTATTAACCTGTGGGATTCATAACTGGTCCTATGGACAGAAGAATAAATACGGTAAGCCAGTCCCGCCTGTATTTAAGTGCAAACAATGTGAAATGGTTTCATTCATGGGACTTTTAGCAAATACTCCTCCTGATAGGCGTCAGGAAACAGTTGAGATGTTAGAGTACACAGTTAATAAACTTATTGAAGCAGAAAAGCGTGGCGAAATAGATAAAATGACTCTATTTCAGCGCCCTGAAGTTAATATCGAGCACGTTAACTAAAAAATAAAAGATGGCTAGTTTTATAAAAGATGAATCCCATCCTGGGATAGCTCAATTTACACCAATTCCTACTCCTATTATTGGAAGAAGTAATAGTCCAACTAGTGGAGCTTTATGGTATGATACGTCTACAAATTCGTTTCAAGGTTTAGTAAATGGAGTAGTTTCTGCAATTGGTGGAGGAGGTAATCCATCTTCTGCAAACATGCTCGACCCCACACAAGCACCATACAACGTCAAATTCGACGCTAAAAGCGGCAGCGACGGTTCCGGTACGATTAACCAAAACACTTTCACAAGTACAAATCAAAATTGTGTTACAGGAGATATCGGAAAACTCATTATTGTGGCGGGGTCAAATTTCTACCTCTACGGTTCAGGGGTCGCGCAGTACGCTTTGAACACGATTACGGGATGCAGCGGAAATAGCTGGACGGTTTCCGCGAATGCAAACTCGACATTCTCCAATGCGCCCTGGGCCATTGGGACCGGCAATGGCGCTGGACTAGCAGCATCTTACGCAGCGGCGCTCGCGGCTGGGAAAATCCTGGCTCTGCCTTGCGGTGCTGGAATAGTGGAAAGCCCTCCGTTTCCTACCCCGGCAGCAATTAACTTTATAACACAGCAAGCGGACATCCAAGGTTGTAATAGCACCGGGGGAACCCACTTCATCTTGCACGGAGCTATCACCTCTGGATTTTTTGCTACTGGCGGGGTCATGTTCGCGCAGTATACAAATGCTTCCGCTACTGGCACTATCGGAGGCCCTGGCGCGGGGAATCAAACTAAAATCGAAAATATTTTCATTGACGGACTGGGTGGGCCGATTCGCGGGACTGGTAGCCAGGCATTTTATTTAATCAATGGCTTCAATGTCGTAAACAACGTGGTGATAAGAGATATTGGATTAAGCGCAGGGAATCTTACGACTATTGCCGGTTCGGGAGAAATTCATTATGACAGACTGAACATTCAAGTGTTTTCGACTTTGGGCGGAACCGCGAATGGAGTTTCCATGACAGGCCAGGGCATCAACGCTCTGACAAATTCCATTATCGCGTTTGGTCAGAACGCGGTGCTCTGTAGTTCGGCGAATTGTTCGTTCATAGGAAATTACTTCGTTAGCATGACAAGCGGAGTGACAAATTCAGGAGCGGGTTCATTCATAACGTTTGTAGGGAACCAATGCACGGCTCTGGGAGCAGCAGGCTGCTTGAACGATGGCAACGTAGCGACTACTTTCTATGTTTTTGGCAACCCTCTGATTAGTAACACGCAGCCATCCTCTCCAGCCATCGTCATAACCAACGCGGGAACGGTTCTCGACATGAGCGGAAGCAATGTGTCCAGTGGGACCGCAGGTTGGAATATCACCGGGGCTGGGACTGTAAACGAC